CTACAGGGCTCTTTGCATCATGGCAATTAGGCTGGCCATATGATCGCGTTCCATGGCCATAGATCCTTTCCAGTAGTCGCTCATCGGGCTACCGCGCAACCCCCATAAATAGTACATGCGGCGGTGGCGACGTATCAGCGCCAGTAGCAGGAAGGTGAGTAGCACAGCGCTTAAACCAAACTGGCGGTCGGCATCTTCGAAGTCGTCAGTGTCTTGCGGTTTCATGCCGTACTTGTTCATGGCATTGGCCATGGCTTCGTCGTGCATGGTAATCATATGCAATACTTAGGTACAACAATAGAAAGTGCCTCAAAACCTTATTTTATATAGCGTCTCGCCGTTTTCAGAGCGCTCTGCGGTGACGGTTATGCCCAGGCGCAGGATTATGCGGCGGCGCTCTTCGAAGGTGTTTGCCTCGAAAACTTCTGTCGGCGAAACGTCGCTTTCCTTGGCGGCCGGCTCTGGTGCAGATAATATTGCCTGGGCCGCGTTGATGTCGCTGTTGAGCTTTTGCAGTTCTTTTTCGGCCACTTCCAGGTCGATTGTTCCGTCCGTTACCCACTTTAGAATAGCCGCCTGCCTGGCTTTCAGTTTTTTTAGCCTTGCCTCGGCCCGGGCCTTTTCTTTGCCGGCGTCACTGGTTTTATTTCTGTCACGGCGAATTCCGCCACTCTTTTTAAACATGTTCACTATTTCCTGCCAGACGGCTTCATCGAGTTCCTGGGACGGCACACAACGGCGGTTGTCGCACTCGTACGCATTGACGTATGCACTGCAGACGTAGTAAGCGTAGTCTTTATTGTTGCGTTTGGGGAAGCGTGTACCGCGCATGGCATAGCCGCACTTTGGACACTTGATAATGCCTGACAGTAGATACTCAAATTTGGTGTTTCGCTTTGCAGTGACTTTGTTCTGTCGACGGACTTCGGCTGCCTTCTGAAACGTCTCTTTGTCGATGATTGCTGGCACGTCGATTGACACCCATTCGTTTACATTTCTTTTTAAAACTTTCCGCTTTTTTTGTCCCACCGTCTTTTGATATTTTTGGAAATACCACTTCGTCCCGGCGTACATCTCGTTTGCAAGTATGTGGTCCAGAACCGACAGGCTAAAAGGTTTGCCGCTTCGATTGACAACTCCCATCGCTTTGAGCTGGGCATGGAGCTTCGCGACGCTGTAACGGTTTTCGGTGTATAGCTTGAAGATAAGCCGGACGATTTTTGCTTCTTCTTCGTTTATAACATATTGTCCAGTATCACGGTCACATATGTAACCGTAAGGGTCCCGGCCAAACAGAGGCTTACCGGAAAGGACCTTCGCCCGTTTCCCACGCAGGCTGCGCTCACGGATTTTTTCTTTTTCAAATTCCGCGATGGCCCCGCGGATGGAAAAAAAGAGCCTGCCTTCCGGGCTGGCGTCGTAAGAGCCGGTGATAAATTCAAGTTTCGCCCCGTATTTTTCTATTTCATCGGCAATGATGAGCTGATTGGTGAGGTTACGGCTGAGTCGGTCAGGGTCATAGACCATGACGGTTTTTATGAGCCCGGCCCGCAGATCGTCGCGCAAGCGCGATAGGGCAGGACGGTCGAGAAATTCACCGCTGTAGCCGTCGTCTATGTACTCTTTGATATTCGACAGGCCCAGACTGAGAAGCTTCTTGCGACATTGGTTGACCTGGTCCTGGAGAGAATAGCCTGTTCTTGCTTGTTCGTCTGTTGAAACTCGGGCGTATATAGCGTGCATGTTTGGTCTCTCCGTAAATTCTTATCGATTGTCCCGCTTTTTGGTGCTCACAACTCGTCTATCAAGGAAACAAACCAGTACTATAGTTATTGATATTAACAAAGAGCCCATAATAGAGTAAAATATCAAGTTTTGCCTTTTTTGATAGGCGTTATCTAATAACTTTTGAATTTGATGAAATGGAGGATTATGCCCAGTCGGATAATTTTCAAGATGCTTTAACATTGCATCAAATTCCAAATCTTCTGGTGGATTTACCCCCATTTGTAAAAACAAAATTTCTTTTCGCTTGGTTTCAATTTGAATTTGTCTCTGCCGTGCTTCCCAGCGATCGATTTCTTGCTGGGTAGGCGGGTATAACTTGATTTCGTTTTTTGCTGCTTTTTGGTAACGAACAATATCACTATCGTAATAATAATAGGCTATAGGTAAACTGATTATAAGACATAAGATAAAAGATATAAAAAAGATTCTTAATAAAGACATTGGTGGTTTTTCTTGGTACAAGTCAACCACCCCACGGCTAAAGCCGGGTGGCCCCGACGCTATTTGATCCTGATTGACAATATTTGTAGGATTTTGATTTATTGGTAATATTTCATTTCTTGGTACCTTGCATTCGGCAAATATATCAATAAGAGCAGGATATTCCTGTATGAGGTTTTTAGCAGTTATAATATTAGGGTTATCAATAAATTCATTTAAAAAGATCATAAATATTTCGTCTTTTATTATTTCAGCTTCAATACCACCATTTTTCTCAATTTCAGCCAAAAAAACTACTACTTTTGGAACGGCTTTGCGAAAGTCTACGTCTTTTAGTTTGTCATAAAGCAAGTATGACATAAACTTCCATCCTCCAAACACAAAGACACAGCCTATCAAGTTCAGTGCTGTGTCTTTTACTGCGTTAGTCATGGCTTCGCCTCGCTTTAATACTTCCGGATAGTCTGTTTCACTTTGCCAACAATCCGGATTTTTTTGCGCTCTTCGCCCGTAAAAATTTCCGGCGGGTAGGACGGATTGGCTGATTGGAGGACAATGCTGTCGCCTTTAAAGTGGACGCGCTTAATCCGCCCTTCCGGCTCAATGTCATCTACGATGACAACGGCCAGGTCTCCAGAATAAACTTCCGGCTGTTCTTTAACAAGGGCCAAGTCGCCCGGCAAGATGCCTTCGCCGATCATGCTGTCACCTTTGACTTGCAAAAATATATGCTTTGCACCGTTGACGTCTTTTTTGTCGACATACTCATAGCCAAGATGTTCCTCGTACGCTAGGCCGTTGGGGCCGGCCTTTACGGTGCCGACAATGGGGATAGGAACAAAGTTGCTTAAGTCGGCGGGAATTGCGTCGGGAAAAAGGTCTGTAATGGATGGCTTAGGCTTGTCCCGGCCCAACAGGTAGTCCACCGAGACGCCAAAGAAGTCGGCCAGGCGGGACAGGGTGGCGTTGTCAGGTTCGCGTCGGTCTATTTCATAATGTGCATATGTACCGCGAGCAATTCCTAATATATCAGCCATTTCTTGCTGGGTTATTCCTTTTTGCTCTCTTAATGATTTAAGTCTTTCGCCGAGCATGACAACACCTCTTAAATATATTATAGATGTTGCGGTTCGCCACCAAAATATCTGTGGCGATAAGATACATTTCAGCTAAAAACCTATTGACATTGTAGCGATATGCCACTAAAATAAATAGTGAAAGTAGCTTTACGCCACAAGGGGGGTGAAAAGGTGAAAAGAGTATGGTTAGAGCGAGTGCTGCAAAACAAAAAAATGACGCACCAGGAAGCTGCAAATTTAATTGGTATTGAACGCTCATACTTTACGCAAATAGTAAATGGCCGACGGAGACCAAGCCCAGAAGTAGCGCAAAAGATTGGCCAGGCACTGGGATTTGATTGGACGATTTTTTTTAACTGTTATTGTGGCGTAAAGCCGCACGACAATCAAGCCGCGACTGTTGAACCGGAGCCGGCGGCGTAGAGAGGGGAGAATGTAATGACACTTAAAGAAGCGGCCAGAAAACTGTATCAGCACAACGTCGGTGGCTTGGTGCAGTGTATGCAAGGGGATCTGTTAATTGAGCTTGTTCGTACCGGATGGGATACATGCCTTTATACCGAGTATGACTACGATCCTGTAACCGATATGTGTAAAGAGATATATCAGCACAGCATGACCATTAGCGTAATTGCTGGACTGTAAGGAAAGGGGGCGAAACACTTGGCAAGCGGTATCTCATTAGACCAGTTCAATCGTGAAATGGCGTTATTACCTGAATGGAAACAGAAGCTAATTGAAGCCTGCTTTATCCTTGAGAACAACCCAGAAAAGTTCTATAAGCATCCTGCAAGACTACTCCGGGCGATTGCATCTGCACTCCACAAAACTGGACATGTCGAGTATCTCAATGTCTGCCGCAAATGCGGCGGCACTGGGCTTTACGACATGCACACAACCTACCGTGATGATCGCGGCAAACCATTTTGCTTCCGATGCAATGGCTTAGGATACGACATTAAAAAATTGTCGGATAAGCGAATAGAAGAAGTCCGTGTAATCGTTGAGAAATATCGTGCCGATAATTTACCGGCGACGCTGGAGAAGGCGGGGTGAGGAGGTGAATAAGGCTACCATTAGTATGTTCTGTCCAAAAAAATTTTTCGTGGCGCAACCAGACAATCCGTTCCCGCATATATTCTACGGGGGTGGTGATGTGGCAGTAAGGTGTGTCGGGTATGTCATGGGCGGCGTGGAGTATTCTGAGCCGCCCCAGGAAATGATTGAGCGCGTTCGGCAGGCCTTTCAGGCAGAATACGACTCTCAGCACAGTCAGCTTGAGATGTCCGAAGAGGACGAGCAGAGGAATGTTGGCTAACCGGCGTGCTCCAAAATTGGACAAGCGGGGGTGAGAATGTGACGAAAGACAGACTTGCGTGGTACCGAGACCAGATGGAGCGGGCCGAAGACGGCCGCACGCTGGCTTCCCTAATGTCGCTGATGGAACGCGAATTCAAAATACCGGCCATGCGGTGTCGAAAATTCGAGCGCAGAAACCCAGGGGTAATGGCGCTATATCTTGAGATGGCCAGACGGAGGTGGGAGATTGGCTAGTAAAAAGCGGCCATGCGCAACGTGTGGCAAAAAGCTAACCCGGTTCGACGGCACGTACATGTTCGACAGCCAGGTGCAGAAAGTCGTGTTTGTTTGCCGTGACGATAGAATGTGCCAACGGCCATACCTAAAAACGCCGGCAAAGGGGGTGAGTGGATGCGTTGGTTAGCGTCGCTAATCTGGCGTTTGCGGTACTGGTGGCTAGACCGTCAGGCAAAAAAGCGTCGGGCAAATGTGTGGCGCTGTTATTTCGCCCGTGGCGGCCAGTGGTGATGATAAAAAAACTGCTTGATTACATGATACCCTCGAAAGGAGGTGAGGTCGATGTTTAAAGAGGCCAGAAAGGCAGCTGGATTAAGCCAGGCTGAAGCGCATTTTAAAACTGGAATAGCCCTAAAACGCCTTCAGCGCATTGAAAGCGGGGCGGAGCTGCCGCTGCCAGGGGAGGTTAGTTTGTTAGATAAAACCTATGGCGCGAACCGGATGCTGGTGCTTCGCTATTGCGGCGGCCGGTGTCCGGATGGGCAATATGCGGGCCTGCAATTTGAAAATGTAAGTCCGCAAACAGTCGGCATAAAGCTCATCAGTAGCTTAGCCGGGATTGAAAAGCTGCTGCCGGAGATAGCAAACATTGTGTGCGAGGCATGCGACGGTATTTATCGCCCAGAAAATCGGGACAAGTACGTCAGTATATGCCAGCTGCTTAGTCAGCTTCGGCGGTACATCATGGCGATTGAGGTCCTTATGCTTGCAGAGAGGTTGCCGCAGTTTCAAGACACAAAAAAAGTACGCGAAATGCTTGCTTACCTAAAAGAAAAAACCGCCTGCAATAGCAGACGGTAACTAATTACAATCCCTATTAAAATTGTAAACCGGAAGGGGCGTAAAGTCAAATGTATTTAAGCACAAACAAAGCCCCACTGACTTGCAAATATCATACACGCTTAATCATAGCAATGGCGCTTGAGCAGCGGGGTTACAATGATGCAAAAACGCGCTACATTGAGCATCTTAAAAATTTTTCGGTGGACGAGTTGGCCGACGTGGAAAGAACGTTTGCTAAGATTGGGACGCTGCACGGCCTGGGTGTTGCCAGGTTTGCGCGGGAATTAGCGAGAGCAAAAGGGGGACAAGGGGTATGTCAGTCTGCTTAGACAGGTTTGCGCAGGGCCTGCCGGACCCGCAGGCCAGGGAGCCGGAAATAGTTGCAAATTGTTCATTTTGTTGTAAAACGCTCTACGATACTGACAGCTTTGTGTTTCTTGATGACAACTATTATTGTGATACTTACTGCTTAGCACGATATTTGGGCGCTGAGTTTTGGGATGGTGATAATAAATGAATACGCTATATGAGCTTGATAACAATTTCAATGCTGTACTGTCGATGGTGTATGACGAAGATGTTGACCTTGATATGCTGGAAGACACATTGCAGGCCATCGAGGCGGCATTAGAAACTAAGGTCCAAAATGGGATAGGTCTTTTTCGAGAGCTCGAGAAGGAACGCAACGGACTCAAAGCCGAGATTGAGCGACTGACCAAAAAACTCAAGCGCATTGACGGCAGCATTGAAAGGCTTAAAACATACTACCAAGCTCACCTGGAAAGCATGGCCAAGGATGCAGTAAAGACGCCGATCGGAACAATGAAAATCTGTTTAAATCCACCGACTGTGGTCATTGATGACGAAACGAAGCTGCCGCCACAATATTTTCGTATCATTCCTGAAACCAGAGAACCTGACAAAAAAAATATCCTGCAGGCGCTAAAATCCGGGGCCGATATCCCTGGAGTGCACCTCGAACAAAAGCGGAGGTTAGATATTAAATGAGCAATATTGTTGAGTATAACAACGCTGCAATATCAATAATTGAAAGCGTTAACTTGCAACAAGTGCAGGCGACAATGCAGAAAATAGCCCAGTTTCAGGCACTTGTACAAAAAACTTTGAAAAAAGATCATGACTTTGGTGTTATCCCAGGCACTGGCAGTAAGCCTACCCTGCTAAAACCTGGAGCGGAAAAAATTTTGATGCTTATGGGACTAACAAGCGAGTATGAAGTCGTCGAGAAGGTCCAGGACTATGACACCGGGTTCTTCGCTTTTACCGTAAAATGCACGATACTGCGGCAAGGTTTAAAAATCACCGAAGGGGTCGGGCACGCCAACACGCGGGAAAAAAGATATACCTCTGGCCGACAACAGGACCCATACACGCTCGCCAATACCGTTCTCAAGATGGCGAAAAAACGTGCGCAGATCGATGCGGTGTTGACTGTAGCAAGCTTGTCGGAAATCTTTACCCAAGACCTTGAGGATATGGACTTCGAGCAGGAAAAACCAAGACAGGAACAACCTAGACCGGCTACTCAGAACGGACCAGCCACCGAGGCCCAGCTCAAGAAACTCTACGCAATGGCCAAGGAAATGGGCGTGTCTGACCAAGCGATGAAAGAACTGTTACAGCAAAGATACCAGGTAGAAAGTTCTAAGCAATTGACTAAGCAACAAGCTAGCGACCTGATTGAATACCTTGAGCAGTTCCGAGCAACTCAGGAGCAACCAGCATAACACACTACTGTCCCGTTCGCGGCAGGCGGCGACTTGCAGTTGTGCTAGGTCAAAGAAGTGGTGGAAGGGAGCCGAAGCACATAAACTTGCAAGCAGGCGTTGAGGGAGGGGCGGTCGCAGGGACTAAAAATCCCGAGGCGGCGGGGCGGTAGTAATACGGCCGGCCGCTCGATGAGTCCCGGTTCCTACTGGGAAGAGAGCGGTCCCGCCAAACATCATATCAGGCCAGGCAGGCGGACAGACGCCGGGGTGAACCCTTCCGCCGGGTGAGCGGCTGCGGTCGAGCTCCACAGGGCCGCAGCAACGGCCCGCTCCTAAGCGCCGAAAGGTGAGAAAGTAGGAGTCGCTGCAGGCGGCAGCGGCCCTGGCCTTGATAAATATAACGGAATGAAGGAGAGGAGTAAATTTATGTCCGCTGAGTATTTTGATGCTCCGGAAGTTGAGGTAATTGCTAAAGAGTTAATTGAAGATCATCATCCTAACCTTTGCCAGGCTAAAATCAAGTATCTATTCCGAACCGGTGATTGGGAAAGCAAGGGCAAAACGATACTTGGAAAAGCTGAGAAACTCAATGACAAGATTAAGCACCTCGCGGGCTACGACTTCATAATTACCATAAATCAGATAATGTTTTTCGCCATGACCCCACAGCAAAGAAGAGCACTTGTTGACCATGAGCTAACCCATTGTTTTGTTGATGAAGATGATAGCGGAAACCCGGTGTACAAAATACTGCCGCACGATGTTGAGGAGTTCCATTCGATTATCCGTCGGCACGGACTGTGGCAGGAAGATTTACGAAAAACTGAGACGGCTATGGAGCAGCATCGGCAGCTTAGTTTGTTTAAGCGTACCGGCACAGAAGGGTAAGCACTGAACTTTAAAGCGGCGGGCCGGTAGCCCCGGCCTGCTGCCGGTATGGCCGCTAGTTTACGGGGCAAAACGCCGGCTGGCAGACGCCGGAGTGCCGCCGTTCAAGTCGGCGGGCGGTCTCCATTTTTACCTCGCAAAAATGACAAGAGTATCCCTGATACGTAGTATATGCAAAAAATATGCATCTTATGCATGGCGGGGAGGTGGAATTTTGGCATGGATAGAGTTACATCAGGCTATTTGGACTCACCGCAAGACACTATTGCTCGCCGCAGAGTTAGACTTGGACGAGACATATGCGGCCGCTCATATGATTCGCCTATGGACATGGGCATTAGATAATGCTCCAACAGGAGAACTCACAGGACTACCAGCTAAAGTTATTGCTTACGGTGCTGGCTGGCGCGATGACCCAAATACATTCGTAAATGCAGCAATACATGCTGGATGGCTTGATAAAGATGGCGATAGATTATTTATTCATGACTGGCAAGATTATGCCGGTAGGCTAATTGAGAAGCGACGGGCCAACGCCGAACGCATGAGAAAGGCGCGTGCAGATGATGTTGCTATTAAAAATAAAGCATGTGCGTTGCACGTGCAATGCACAACATCAGCATGTGCAGGGGCTACCGTACCTAACCATACCGTACCTAACCAAATAAATAATATATATACACTCGCGCAAAGCGGCGAGTGCGAGCGAGTGCAACAAGTCGATGGACGAGCAGCGGGCCAAGACCCTGATGGAAGCGTAGAGGCCGAAAAGGTGACTGCTACATCAGGCGAGCAGCGGGCCAAGACTCCATTGACTGACAAGCCGAGACCGCCGTTTAGCAGTAAAAAACAAGAAGCTCTGTTTGATCAGTTCTGGCAGCTTTATCCCAAAAAAAAGAACAAGGGACAAGCAGAGAAGGTTTGGGTTAGGTTGCGTCCTGACGAGGCTTTGTTCGCGGAAATAATTGCCGGCCTGGAAAAAGCCGTGGCATGCCATGACTGGTTGAAAGACGGCGGAAGGTTTATCCCGTACCCCGCCACTTGGCTGAATGCAAAAGGCTGGGAGGATGAATATATGCCCGAGGTGAACCCGGCCAGGCCATACAAACCACGCGCTATTGGGGAGGATTTGCCGCTGTTATGAGCGTTGATTTAGAGCTTGAAGCCCAGGTGTTGGCCGCCATGCTGAACGACAACGAGTGTCTGGACTCCGGTATGGCGCTGGTCAAAAAAGAATACTTTGCCGAGCCTTTTCATCGCACAGTGTTTGACCATGTCCAAGCCATGTATTCGGCCGGCAAGCACATCGACGCCATAACGGTTTACGAAGAGATTAAAGATATTGCCAAAGGCCGCGGCGTAAGCTGGATGACGTTAAAAGACGCGTTTTTTAGCAGCGCGACGTTTGAGTACTGCGTCAACAAACTGGCTGACCTATATCGTGCCCGCCGCCTGGCTGATCTTGCACAAAAGACTCTTAAGCGAATTCAGCAGAAAGACGAGCCTGAAGATATCCTGAAAGACGTCGAAGGCGAGTTGTATGCAATCACGATGCAGACAAGCGAGATAAAAATATTAACGCCCCAAGACCATGCCAGGCGGATGTTTGAGACGCTGTCTAAGCGCCTGGAAAAACGGTCAAACGGCGGCATTTGTACAAGTTATGTCCGGCTCAACTACGCGACTAACGGAGGTTTTTTGCCTGGCCAGCTGATAATCATCGCTGCACAAACGGGAAAAGGCAAGACGGCGTTCGCGATGAATTTGATGCGCGATATAGCAATCCAGCAAAAGCAGCCGGCGCTATACATAAACACTGAGATGTCAGAAGAACAGATGGACTGTCGGTGGATGGCGATGTTGACGCCGGAGCCGGAGCTTACGCACACCAAAATTGCAAGCGGCCAGCTCACGGATGAAGAAAGCCTTTCCGTTGTGCGGGCCCTGGACAAAATGAATAATTCCGGCTTTTACAGCACGACTATCCCAGACTTGACGCTTACTACGCTTGTCAGCACTGCCCGGCGTTTTAAGTCGAGAACCGGCATGAAAGTGCTTGTTGTCGATTATGTCGGCCGGATGGACACGTCGGACCCGAAATTGCAAGAGTGGCAAGTGTATAAGCAGATTGCCAAACGGTTGAAAACATTGGCCCAGGAACTGCAAATAACTGTCATCATGCTGGCGCAAATAACCGAAGACGAAAAACTGGAAGGCGCGCGCGGCATGAAAAACGAGTGTGATTTATTCGCCTGCCTGCGCGAGATGACACCGGACGAAAGCCTAAGTTTCTTGCAAAGCTATAACTACTTCCTTGTACTTGACAAAAACCGCGATGGGCGGCGGATAAAAATCCCTCTAAGGTTTATCGGCGAAAAACTGACTTTCGAGGGGGAAACGATTGATGAAGTGGTTAGAAGCCAACAAAAACAGGGTGAAAATCGAAGCGCTCCAGAGGTTGCGGCAGAAACTGGCGGAGGACGCGGTCGAAGGCAGGCAGGATCGAGAAAAATGCCGCAAGCTGATTGGGCTCGTTAATAAGCGCATTGAAAAGCTATATTACGCGGGGGTGTCATAATGGACACATTCTTTTGGGGCATGGTGGTCGGCGCACTTGTCGGCCTGTTTATCGCCGGTCTGTGCGCGGCGGCGGGCAGAAGTGACCTGTTAACCGAAAACGAGGAGCTGCGTCGCGAGAATATCGCGCTCGAGTGTGAAAATATTCATCTGCGGCGGAAGCTGCGTTCAGTAGGGGTGGTTGACGATGACGCATGAAAAAGAGGCGAAAGCCATGGGATTGTATCGCGCTGGCAAAAGCGACCAAGAAATAGGTCGAGCATTGAACTATTCTGCGAGCAGCATCTTGTGGTGGCGAAAGAAAAATGGCCTACCGCCTAACCCCAGAAAAAGGAAGTACGACGAGGACAAGCTGCTTGAGCTGTATGCCGAAGGGTACTCAGATGCAAAAATCGCTGCTGAACTGGGGTGCTGCCGGGACGTGGTGTTTAATTTTCGTCAACGAAACGAACTGCCCGCTCTCCATGGAATAGGCGGGCGACTAAGAAAAAGGGGTGCGGGAAATGCATAGTCGTGAATACTTGGTGCGATATATCCTTAACAAACTGAACGAAGTTAAATCGTTGTTCGAATACAAAAACGGAGCCTATGGCGCAGAAAACGATGTGTTCTGGAACTTTCGCCAGACGGCGCTTAGGAAGTTCGGCAGCGCGTTACCGCCGGCAATGTTTGACGTTGCATACATACTAGCGGACAAGCACTGGGTGGCCCTGGGCAAGGGAATTGATGTTGCCGAGGCCGAGGAGCGATTGCAAGACATGATTGTCTACTGCCTGATTATGCTGGCAATGCTTGAGGAACACAGGAGAATAGCGGAGGATGAAAATGCTTAAACCGGCGACAAAGTTTATCAAAAACTCTCCAATCGAACAATTTAATCACATACTGAGTGAGGTTGCAGAAGCGCACTTCGAATTGTTGCTTAGCTCAAAAGAAAAAAACGCCGATAAAAACACTAATATCGTTCTGGCTAGAGAACTTGTTGACATCCAGGTTAGTTGCGAGACAATGTTGGCGTGTCTTGGCTACAATGACGAGGAGCGAGACAAACTACGGCGGCATGTGTACGAGAAAAACAAGGCGAGGGGGTACTACGATGAATAAAGCAATCCTGGTCGGCCGCCTGGCCCAGGACCCGGATGTACGGTACACGCAGAGCGGCAAGGCGGTGGCATCGTTTAACCTCGCCGTAAACCGCTACGTTGGCCAGGGCCAACAGCAGGCAGACTTTATTCCGATTGTCGCGTGGGACAAACTGGCCGAGACGGTTGGCAATTACCTTGCCAAGGGGCAGCGGATTTTGGTGGAAGGGCGGTTGCAGGTGCGGAGTTATGAGAAAGACGGGGCCAAGCGGTGGGTGACGGAAGTGGTTGCGCTACACGTTGAGTTTCTGGAGCAAAAGAAACAGGCGCAGCCGCATCAGGAGGATCCGTTCGGTGCAATGGGGCAAGAGTTGCCGCCAGATGAAGAGATACCATTTTGAGGTGACGGCTATGTGCGGTGATTATATGCCCAATCCTTTTCCGCAAGGAAAACATTGTTTCAGTTATCCTCATTGTGGTTATAAAGACTATTTTCAATCAGGTGGTGGGTGGACGCCAAGGTCATATGTTTATTGTAAGCTCATCGGCGCTGAGGTTTATGTTGAACCACCCGACGCCGATGGGGTTATGAAGCCGATTGAAAAGGTGTTGTTGCCAGACAAGTGTCCGTACGCGATGATGAAAGACCTGTTTTGATGCCGCGAAGAGGGGAGATGGCGGTCGTGATTGACGTGACAGCCGTGATATTGGCGCTGCTGGCGCTGCTTTATGCAATTGGTTGGTGGGGAGGATGTTGAAATGATGGGAGGGCGAGATGAATGTTTAATCGTGCGACGCAAGCGCAGATTGAGTACATAAAAATCCTATGTGAGCGGCTGGGATATGATTGCGAGGATTATTTAAGCGAGGAACTGACAAAGCAAGAAGCGGCAAGGATTATTAACGATCTCAAGGACGAGTGGGAAGGGTAAAAACATGTCAAATCTGGGGGATTGACAATGCTGAAGTTAACGCTCCCGATAGTCCCAAGTGTCAACCACTGCTATAGAAACGTCAGCATCCACCGGCGCGTTTTAACGCCGATCGGTAAAGCGTGGCAAGAAAAAGCTCAGTACATAGCAAAAGCAGCGGCCGCAAAACAAGGGTGGCGGTTTTCTAAAAGACAAAAATTGGTCATGGAGTATTGGACATACTGGCCGGATTATCGCACCCGAGACGTACACAATCAAGAGAAGCTGCTCTTAGACACGCTGGAAGGCATACTCTACGACAACGATAAATGGGTGCTGCCGCGGGCGATGGATTTTGCGGTGGACAAGGTTAATCCGAGGATTGAAATTTTGATTTATCCATTGGAGGGGAGATAATGGCAACGACAAAGATAGAGTGGGCCGAGCGGGTATGGAACCCGGTCACAGGCTGCACAAAGATTAGCCCCGGTTGCCAGAATTGCTACGCTGAGCACATGGCCCGGCGCCTGGCCGGGCGGTGTGGGTATCCGGCGGAGGAGCCGTTTCGAGTGACCATACATGGGGACAGATTTAATGAGCCTTTGCGTTTTGCTAAACCACAAAGGTATTTTGTTTGCAGTATGGGCGATCTTTTTCATGCCGACGTACCTGACAACATAGTATATGAAATTTTTGCTGTAATGGCTGATACTCCTGGGCACACATACATCGTCCTAACAAAACGTCCACAACGGATGAAAGAACTACTAGGCAGACCAGACGCCGCGAATGAAGTATGGAATAGAACAACGTACAGTGATTATCCTGGTTGCAAAAAACCCTGGCCTCTACCCAATGTCTGGCTCGGCGTCACTGCAGAAAACCAGCAGGCTGCCGACGAGCGCATACCGATACTGCTCCAGATACCGGCGGCGGTGAGGTTTGTTTCATGCGAGCCTTTGTTGGGACCGGTGGATCTGTATGATTATTTGCAACCAAAGACCAAGACCGCGTTTTATAATTATGGCGGTCGAGGGCGAGCCATGGAGGTTGTGATCAGAAAAGAACACCTGAACTGGGTCATCTGCGGCGGAGAAACAGGCCCTAACGCCCGGCCGATGCACCCGGATTGGGTGCGTAGTTTGCGTGACCAGTGCAATGCGGCGGGCGTGCCGTTCCTGTTTAAACAGTGGGGTGAGTGGCGGGAGGCGTGTCCGCCAGACGATGAGATCTGGAACGGGCATCCACCGACACTGAGGCATGAACACGGAACGTATTTTATCCGCTTGGGCAAAAAACAAGCCGGCCGCCTGCTGGACGGTGTGGCGTGGGATGAGTTGCCACGTTTCTAAGACGACCTAGATGCTGTGCTTGGGGGATTAAACAGGGCGGTTAGTCCGCCCTACGCCTATTTGGGGGTGGGAGAGTGGCCATACTTGATGGCAGTGTTTTTAAGCGCATTGAACGGTATTTTTACCTGCACGACAAAATAGCACGGGCGGTGCGCGAGGCTCGGGAGCAAATGCTGTATGGACATGCCGGCACGGAAAAAACAGGCGGTGTGGGCCACTGCTACATTAGTGACCCGACTGCCAACAAGGCAATCGGGTTAGTTGACCCGATCCAGCGGGTGGAGGTAGACGGTGAGACTATCCGCCGGCCGGAGGACTGGCTCAAAGTTGTGGCTGCTACCCGCCAGCGGTTCGCCGGTACGCCAATGGGGGAGCTGATGGAGCGGCGATACATACGCAATGAGACGATTGTAAAGACGTGCCAGGAGATGCATATTGATCGTAGTACATACTACTATTGGCGCGAAGACATAATTACCTACGCAGCTATGGTGTGCTGCCAGGTGGGGCTGTTGAAAGTTTCGGAGTGAAAAAATAAGGCTGGGACTATTTGTCCCGGCCTTTGTTAATTTGCAGCAACTCTACAATTTGGGGAACATCGCGCTTAGACTGATAATAGATTGCATAACACGTGCCACTCTCCCCATTGCATAGCTGGGGTTTTTTAGGTTTCAACCCAAACCTTGCAGCCAAGAAATTGTCAATCTTGGTGACAATGTCAAGACTGCCATAAATTCGCAAGCGTGGAGTTGGTACCCCTTTGGGCCTAACAACATCAAGCGTTGCTTTTGTGTGACAATAACCTCGGATAAACTCAATTTCGTCAAATAGTCCTCTAGGATATTTACGCTCTTTATCTAGCCTACCTGACCATCCAAGCGACATCAACCTCTGGGCAAATGGGTGTTTAAGCGAAAAACGTAAAGCTGTTTTTCCTTCTGTCGGATGGTACGGTTTTGCCTTTGTCCGTAGAACTTCTGCGATCTCAGCAAGAAGTTCTACGTCGTGATACCTGATAAAAAGGCGGTGGCTAGATATTGTACCAACTCCCCAAGTAAAACCCAAGACCCAATCCTCAGTTATAACTATCACCCTATTCGCCAGTTTTTGGTTGCGGGCCGTACACCCGCTTCATTGCGGCCCGTGTAACAAGCCACGTCCCCGCGCTTTTGCGGACTTCATCTGGAGCAAAGCGCGGCGGGTAACCGCGCTGCCCCAATATGGCTTTTTTTATTGTACTCGGGTCCAGTCCCCAAAGCTCTGCTGCTTCGGGGACTGTGAGAACTTCTTTTAGGATATTGGTCAAAAACATTCCTCCTCTTGCCCGTCTATTTGTCCGCGCCTATAAGGCGGCGAATATTGATGCATAACTCACGCAAGGTATTGTCCCCTGTTTGGTCAAGCCACAATTCAAATTCTTCTTCTTCGTAGCTTGCTAGATTGGCAAGCTCGTCAATGGTGACTACAAAATCACTATTTTCCGGTTCTCTTTCGGCCACTTCTTCATCGTGGCCGTCCCAGTTTGCGACCGAACTTGTTTTTACAAAATCAACAATTGCGCTGGCACATTCTTCTATGCCATTTCCTTCTTGGTGGTCATAGAAGTGTGCCCAATTGGGCAGTTGTAGAGTGATGCCACCAGCATTATCAATTATTATTCTTTCCATTTGTATATGCCTCCTTTTTATGTCCTAATGCCCGACTATTTCTACCGCCGCCGGGCGGGCGGAAGTGTTTAAAATGGAGCGCACCAGACGTGATACACCTTACCTTTGTAAACGCGGCCGTATAAAACATATTTTCCGCACTCCGCACATGGAGTGGGTTCGCCGGGGCCTATGGTCTCGACATTATTTAATAAATCGTCGGCTAGTAAGTGGTAGCCCCTGATTCGCAATTCGTTTTCGATGTTACTGAGATAATTATCAAAAATTACCTCGTCGATTAAAACATCTCTAACTTTTTTAGCTATTTCGGGGTCAATGTGATCCCACAATCGTCTTGTTATAAACCGCGTTCTAACAGTCATTTTTTATCCTCCTTATTGATTAGAACTTAAAATCGCTTGTGAATTTATACAACACTTCTTCGACACGCTCAAGACAGCGGGGCGAGTTAAGCTGGAATACCTCGTCGGTGTCCCAAATATATTTAACAATTAAATTTTCAACGACTGTATCGACGCTTTTTTGAGTGTATTCCCCAGACTCCACAAACTCAATATGGAGTCTTACTTCCGGATGTTCTGCGAAGTATATTTTTCCAACCTCTAGCAACCTGTCTCGTTCCAAGTCCGCCCTGTCGCGGGCCGCGAGGATATTTTTGTACCTCGCCAGCGCGCGCATGTACTGCGTGGCCGCGATAAGATAACGATGTACCGCTTTTCTCAGAGTTTGCTCTTTCAAATCCATTTTCCCTTCCCCTTTCGCCCCGACCCCTTACCGGGCCTGCGGGCTCTGGGCTTCTGCCCTGTTTCTGATTAAAGCATATCACGATTTCGCGATACATACAATAGGACTTAAGTCCTATTTTTATCGAAAACTTGTTCGTTGCAACTTTTAAAAAGTCGTCGACTTTTTGCCCAATAGCTGTGGTATAATAGCATCAAGTAAAATAGTCTTTTATATATCGCGAGCCGTCCGGAAGGGCGGCTTTCGTGTTATATCGGCATATATAGTCAGCCGGGAGGTGATAGTGTGGCTAGGGGTAGAGGTAGGCCGACCGAGTACAAGGCAGAATACGCAGAACAGGCATACAAGCTGTGTCTCTTGGGTGCCACAGACAAGGAAATAGCGGATTTTTTCGGGGTAAATGAAAAGACGTTGAACAACTGGAAGCAAAAGCATCCCGATTTTTTACAGTCCCTAAAAGAAGGTAAAGAAGAAGCTGACGCGAAAGTCGCCAAAAGTCTATATCATAGGGCGCTTGGTTATAGTCATGAAGCAGTAAAAATAATGCAGTATGAGGGTGAAGTAATCCAGGTGCCATACATTGAGCATTATCCGCCTGATACTACAGCCTGCATCTTCTGGCTGAAAAACCGGCAGCCGAAGCTGTGGCGCGATAAAGTCGAGCAAGAAATAACTGGTCCCGACGGCGGCCCGATCGGCGTAGTAGTGTTGCCTGCTGCTGATTTAGGAGAGGTTCCGCGTGGGGAAGGTAGCGAATAGGATACTCTGGCAGCCGAACCCGGGGCCGCAGACGGACTTTTTGCGTCGCACTGAGTTCGAAGTGCTATACGGAGGTGCCGCTGGTGGAGGTAAAATGCTGCCACTTGACACACCGTTGCCTACGCCGCACGGATGGACGACAATGGGTGACGTGCAAGTTGGTGATGAGCTGTTCGACGAGAGCGGACGAGTATGTCGCGTTGTCGCGGTGTTCCCCGTACAGACGCCTGATGAGGCATACCGCTTGACTTTCGACGATGGCGTATCAATTGATGCATGTGGAGACCATTTATGGCTTACTTATGACGCCAAAGAGCTTGCCGCGTTGACGCGGCGCGACCCGGTATGGCGGGCTCGGCGTCGTGCAAAGCGACCGAGTCGTGCCAAAGGCAACAAGTCGCAGCGTTTTGTTGAGGTGATTACCGCGCGAAATCGTGCTTGTCCGCCGCCTGTCATGCCGGCACCGTCTGGCTCCGTACGTAGTACGCGAGAAATTGCTCAGACACTTTTGACGCAACACGGGAGACGCAATCATGCCATTCCGGTGGCGATGGCGCTGGAGTTACCGCATGTAGATTTGCCTCTTGACCCTTATTTACTGGGGTGCTGGTTGGGAGATGGGCATACGCATGCCGGGCGTATTACTACAGCTGACCCTGAAATTGCAGCGGCATACCTACGTGCTGGTTTTGAGGTTGTACGTTACCATAGTGACGATATTGATTATGGCATTCATGGCTTATCGTCTATTCTGCGGTCATTAGGAGTCCTGGGTGATAAGCATATTCCCGTACAATACCTGCGTGCTTCTCGGGAGCAGCGCCTTGCTTTGTTACAGGGACTCATGGACACGGACGGCACGGTGGCGCGTAATTCGGGCGCTGCCGAATTTACAACAACGTCTCCGGCTATACGGTGTGGTATGGAAGAGTTGGTGCGGTCCCTCGGATGGAAAGTTCGTGTGCGCGAGGGGCGCGCAAAATTAAACGGCATAGATCATGGGCCAAAGTGGACAATGAAATGGATGGCATCCGAACCAGTATTTCGGCTAGAGCGCAAACTTCGGCTGCAGCGCATAGCGACTCGACGTACGACGCGATTTCGGTATGTTGTGTCGTGTGACCCGATCGAACCGGTTCCCATGCGTTGCATTGCAGTGGATTCTCAGTCGCATTTATACCTAGCCGGGCGGGCAATGGTGCCTACACATAACAGCGATGCGCTTGTCATCGAGGCCCTGCGCCAAGTTGCACACCCGCGCTACCGCGCCGTCATCTTTCGCCGGACACTCACAGAAGCCAGCGAGCTCATCGACCGTTCGCGGCTGTACTACCCGGCTGCCGGTGGAGTGTGGCGTGAGCAGCAGAAAGAGTGGAAGTTCCCGAGTGGCGCGATTATTCGCTTCAGGTATCTTGAAAATGTTGGCGACGAGCTTCGCTATCAGGGGCATGAGTATCAGTATATTGCTTTTGATGAGCTCACGCACTTTGATGAGCGGCAGTACCTGTACCTGTTGTCCCGGTGTCGGACGAGCGACCCGGCGCTACGCTGTTATGTGCGTGCGGCGTCCAATCCTGGCGGACCTGGGCACCACTGGGTGAAGGCGCGCTTTATTGACGTCGCGCCGCCTGGCAAAACATATGTTGACCCGGTGACTGGCTTGACGCGCTGTTTTGTGCCGGCGCGCGTGTTCGACAATCCCATACTGCTGAGAGCAGACCCGCTATACCTTAAGCGGTTAGAGAGCCTTCCTGAAGCTGAGCGGAAGGCTCTTCTCTTAGGCGACTGGGACGCTTTCGCGGGCCAGGTATTCAGTGAGTGGCGGCGGGATGTTCACGTTGTAGAGCCGTTTGCAATTCCTGCTGGCTGGCTGCGCTTCCGAGCGATGGACTGGGGTTTCTCAAAACCATACTGCATACTGTGGTTTGCAGTTGACTATAATGGTGTTATCTATGTCTACCGCGAGCTATACGGCCTTAAACCAGGCTGCGTGGACGTCGGCACGCAAGAGACGGCCCGCGAAGTAGCACAGAAAGTTAAAGCTGCGGAAGACTGGAAGAATTTTATCGCCGACGAGGGCGTAAAACTCGAAACCCAGTTAAGTGGCGAAAAAATCGCCTACGGTGTCGCCGATCCGGCCTGCTGGGCCAAGACCGGGCACGATGGTCCGAGCATTGCCGAGACGTTTGCCAGCGAAGGCGTTTTTTGGAAACCGGCTGACAATGACCGTCTACAAGGTAAAATGCAGGTGCATCTGCGCCTGCGTGGCTGGGGACCGGAGCGGCCAGGGTTAAAGGTGTTTAATACGTGCACTAATCTCATTCGCACCCTGCCGGCGTTGTGTTATGATGCACACCGGCCGGAGGACGTGGATACGACCCAAGAGGACCATGCGTATGATGCTTTGCGATACGGTCTTATGTCACGTCCGTGGGCGCCGCCGAAGGAAAAACAAAGAAAACGTGACGCCTGGGCGTGGGATGATGAGGAGAAAACTACCAGCTACATGTCTGTGTAGGGAGGTGACATAGTGACGAGAACAACAGACTTACCGCCTGAGCTAGTGCGCAAACGGAATATGTTTCGTGCGGCGATTGAGAAAAGCCGGACGTGGCGGCAGGCGGCGCGAAAAGATTATGAGTTTTACTTTGGCAAGCAGTGGGAAGACGCTGACCTGCAGGCGCTCAAAAAGCAGAAGCGGCCAGCAATCACGATCAACCGCATTAGGCCGCTCATCAATCTCATCTCCGGCTACCAGCGATTAAACCGCTACGAGCCGGATTTCAAACCGCGCACGGCAGATGACATTGACTTATGTAAAGTAAGAAAAGGCATCACGAAATATATCATGGATAGTTGCCGGTATAATCGCGAGGAAAGCCGCGTGTTTCTTGACGGCATCATCGGCGGCGTTGGCTGGTTTGAGGTCGGCTACGAATTCGACTATCACGCATTGGATGGCAAGGCGGTGATTAAGCGCGTTAGTCCTTTCGATATTTATGTCGATCCAGAAAGCCGCGAGCCGGACCTGTCAGACGCGGAGTATATTTGCCGCGCCAAATGGGTGTCAAAGGATGACCTCAAACGCACATACCCTGAGTTTGCCGACGAGATTGAAGCGTTTGCCGAGCGGTACGACCGCGACGAAGAGGAAGAATGCGACGAGGATTTAGAGCCGCTCTGGTACTCGCGCGAGAAGAAGAAATGCCGCCTGGTTGAAATATGGTACAAGCGGCATACAATGAAAGAGTACTACGTCATTGGACCCGGGCAGATTGTCACGAAAGACGAGCTGCTGCCGGGCATGATGGTGACGCATAAGTTTCGCGTGCCGCAGACGGAAATTCGCTGCAGTGCAATCATTGGCGATGTTGAGCTGGAGGACGTGCCGTCGCCGTACCAGCATGGACGGTTTCCGTTTGCGCCGTACTTTGCCTACTATGTCGGCGAAGAGGGAGAAATTCCGGCTGGTGTCGTGCGGGACTTGCAGGACATACAGCGCGAACAAAACAAGCGCAGAAGTCAGCTCCTACATCTTATCAACACGATGGCCAACCGTGGATGGCTGTTAAGACGCGGGCAAGAAGATACCAAGAAAAAGCTATTAGAAAGCGGCAGTACGCCCGGTGTAGTGGTTGAGTACGACACAGACCCGCCAAAGCCGTTCGATAGCACGTCTGTGCCGACGACATTTGCCGAGTTTGAACAATTAGGCGACGCGGATTTCAGGCAAATAAGCGGTATAAACGAGGCTATGCTTGGGCAGGAAATACCGTCCGGCACGAGCGGCAGGGCGATAGAGCTGCGCCAGCGCACAGCCGTGACGCAGGTGGCCGGGCTGTTTGACAACCTGCGGGCAACTAAAGAGATGGTATTGTACCTGCTCTGGGGCAGCGAAGGTGCTCCTGGCATTATCCCGCAGTACTATACCGAGGAAAAGACGTTCCGCATCATCGGCGAATCTGGCAAAGATGAATTCGTCACGATTAATCAGCGGCAGCTGGCTGGCTACGACTGGATGGGTAACGCAATATACCGTACGCTTAACGACTTGTCCGTCGGCGAATTTGATATTGTCATTGACGACGTGCCGGCTACGCCGACGCAGCGGATTGCGCAGTTCTATGCACTCTTAGAACTGGCGAAGTTATTGCCGCCCGGGGCAATACCGGTTGACATGATTATTGATGCCAGCGATTTCGATAACAAGGAAGAGCTCAAACAGCGCTGGCTTGAGCAGCAGCGCGCAGCGGCGCAAGCTGTGGCAATGAAACAAAGCGGTGCGCCTCCGCCGGGGCAGCCTGGGCAGCCGGGGATAGTGCCGCAGAGCGCGGCAATTGAAGCAATGCGAGCGGCGCTGTAAAAGGGGGTGATGCGATGCAGGAGTGCAGAGTTTTAGAAACACATGTGTTTTATCAGCCGACTGAGCAGATTGTTATAGACGCGCCAGATGATGGTATTGTGTACTCTGACCACGAGCATATAACGATTGTGCCGCAGGTGGTCAGAAAAGGCGCAAACAAAGTCATGGCCATCCGCAATGCTAAGTTAGTGACTGTCCAGGCCGGTGAGGTGGTTGGCATTGTGATGCCGTTTGCAACTGTCAAAGGCAAAAAATAGCTAATCAGCAACGTTAAACGACGTTGCTTTTTTTATGCCTAAATTCCGCGCCGCCCGGCGACACAGGGCGCAAATAATTCGTCTTGAGGAGGACGTAAAACATGAGTGAAGTTAAAAACGCTGCGGGCGCGTCAGTCCCGATGGAAACTGTAGAAGGCATTGACCAAGATATTATCAAAGAAGTGCTCGCCGACGAGGGCGTAAAACTCGAAACAGAGACAGCGAAAAGCGAACCGAAGCAGCAAGAACAAAAGACTGCACAACAGGATGATGACTGGCCGGAAGACGATGAAAAACCTGTACAGCAGCAGACAGGCAAGCCGCCCAAGGGCTATGTGCCATTGCAGGCCCTGCATGAAGAGCGCGAGGCGCGCAAAATGCTGCAGCAGCAGATGATGATGCTTCAGCAACAGCTTATGCAGATGCAAGAGAAAGTCGCTCAGCCTGCCAAGCAACAGCAGGAAGAGGACCCGCTGGCCGCGCTGGTGCGCCAGCAACTTGAAAGCGCTTTGCCGCAGTACCTTAAGCCTGTCAGTGAGGTCCAGCAGCTAATCAAGCAAATGCAGGAAGAGCAGGCAATCCGGCAGCGTGTCATTCAGTCCGAAGCCAATGCGCGGGCAAAGTATCCTGATTATGACGAAGTCGTTGAGCCCGTACGTCAACGGGTGATGTCTGACCCTGATTTTGCCAAGCTCATACTGCAGATGCCAGACCCGGCCGAGTTTGCTTATCTTTTCGCGCTCGGTCAGCAGGCGCAGGCGCAAAGACTGCAGCAGGGTAAGGCAAAAGTGCAAAAGCTTGAACAAGCGGCAGCCATGCCGCGGTCTATGCAAATCAAAGGCGGTGCCGGGCCTGCGGAATATGAGAGTATAGACGATTTAATTGAGAATTTCGATAAACTCACGCCGGCACAGCAGCAAAAACTTTTGAAACTCACTAACAAAATTGCGGGAGGATGATAACCTATGGCAGTATCCCAAGTGCCAGCCGCGCTGGTACCTAAAATATGGTCAAAGGCGCTTTGGGTAGAAGCGCTAAAAGAAAGCTATTTTGAAAAATTCATCGGTGAAGACGAAAATAGTATTATCCAGCGTAATACCGATCTAGAAAAAGAGCCTGGTGACACTGTTACTTTTGGGCTACTCATGCAGCTCACCGGAACTGGCGTTGATGGTGACAATGTCTTAGAAGGCAACGAAGAAAGCATGGTCTTCTATGACATGTCTGTTACTATCGACCAAAAACGTCATGGCGTCCGGCTGGCCGGTCTTTTGGCTGAGCAGAAGTCGCCGTATGAAATGCGGAACCGCGCCAAGAACTTACTCAAAAACTGGCTGGCGCAGTACCGCGACAAGAAGTTTTTCTCTGTGCTTACTGCTAGCCCGTCTGCTAACCGTGTCTTGTACGCAGGAGGCAAGACGGCAGAAAACCAAATTACCGACAATGATAAGCTCACTCTTGACCTTATTTCCCTTGCAAAACGCAAAGCGCAGCTTGCTAAGCCGATGCTACGCCCGGTCATGGTTAACGGTGAGCCGCATTTTGTTGCCGTGTTCCATCCGTGGCAAATCCGCGACTTGAAGTCTGATGCAAATTACAAAGACGCTGTTCTTAACGCAGCCGAACGCGGTAAAAACAACCCGCTGTTTACCGGTGCTATTGCCATGTGGGACGGCGTTATCATCCATGAACATCCGTGGGTGCCTATTACCGCCACCGGCGCCACCGGCGCCAATGTCGGTCATGGGCTGTTTCTCGGCGCGCAAGCTGCTGTCGAGGCCGTCGCCAAGAAAATGTACTGGCGCGAAAAAGCATTCGACTATGACAATCAACAGGGCTTTGCCATCGGCATCATCCACGGTGTTGCAAAATCTAAATACAACGGCGAAGACTTCGGTTGCATCTCCATTTTGACCGGTGCGAAGGCTGAATAGTCATGGATGAGGAGCTTTTATTAGCTTATATCCATGCTAATCCCCTGATTATCATTAAGGGGAGGTGACAAGTATGAAACGCCGTCGCTAAAAAAAAACAAAGGGGGCGGGGTAAAACCCGCCCCAATTTTCATAAGGTGGTGTTATTGTGAACGCCAAAGAAATGCTGGATAAGGCTGAAAAAATCATCGCGCGGCAGGACGTTGACAGGAACTTATTGCTTCTGTTCATGAACACTGCCCGCAAAGCGGTTATGCGCGACCATGATATACCGAGATTTTATTCGTATTTAGTCAATGTTCCGGTTACAAGTGGTATTGTTGAACTTTTTCTTCCTGTATCAAGTGGTATTATCGACACTGTTCCATTGAAGCTTAAAAGCGTCAAAGTCGTTGAACATGACAAAGGCGCTACTAAGACAGTACTTACTAAATTCGAAAACTACGCCGCTGCACGTCAATATTATCCTGACTTTACGCAGACAGGCGATGCTCAATATTACCTTGAACTCGGCACGAAGATTTATATTTTGCCCGTGCCGACAACTGGCATAATCAACATTCTCGGCGAAGTCTGGCCGGATGATCTGATAGACGACATTTCCAGTAGCGACATTACCACGACAGAGATTCCAGAAGCGTTTATCTATCTTGCTGTCGCCGAGTACTTCGATTACTTCGACGAAACAGATAAAGGCAACTACTTTCGACAGAAGGGGGCCTATATCGTTGACCAGTACATCAAGCAAATCAACATGCAGGCGGCAAACGGGGTAGAAAATGCTGTCAAGCCCTATTTTGGAAGCTCGTATGTAAGGAGTGATTATTGATGGCGTTCAGCCAGATAGATGCAACCAAACCTGCGGGTACTGACAAAAAGAAGTTCGGTGATGATGTAATTCGGGAATTTAAGCAGCAGGTTATTGACAATCTGAAAGAGATAACCAACTACCCGGCGAGCGCAAAGCCTGCGCTTAAAACAGCGGTGTGGACGACCGCGACAAGGCCGACTGGCGCGGAACTTGTTGACCGAGTAACAGGATATAATACTGACCTGTCCGCCTATGAATATTACGATTCGGCGTCAGCAACATGGAAAACTTTATATTCAAACATCCTGCCAGCATGGAACGTTGCCGGAAGACCGACGGGGAAACCGGCTGGCTATACTGGATACAATGTTGAACTAAACGTCATTGAAAGATGGAATGGCACAGCCTGGATACGAATTGCCGGTGGTCGACGTGGCGATATAAAGATGTGGTCTGGCTCGGTTAGTGACATAGAAGTAGGTTGGGTTCTCTGTGATGGCAAAACACGTAATCATCCAGAAGGAGGAACATTTACTCCTCCTGACCTGCGCGACCGCTTTATCGCCGGCGCTGGTGGTAGTTATGCAGTAGGGGCAACTGGTGGCGAGGCGTTCCATACTTTGACAGTTGCAGAGATGCCAAATCATTCACATACAGTGACTATTGCAACATCGGGAACAAGTGGTGTTGACCCTTGGGTGTCTTTTAAGCGTGCTAATTTAAGTGATGGATTATTACCTCCTCCTACATCTGCTTTTAATATATATTCAACAGGTGGTAACCAACCCCACGAAAACCGTCCGCCGTACTATGCTTTATGCTTTTTGTATAAGCTGTAGGTGATTGCCATGCAGAGAAAAACAATTCTCGACCCCGACAAAGGCATAAACAAATATCTGCCTAAAGACCTCATTCCTGACACCGCCTGGTCCGACGGCAATAACGTTCTGTTCGGCGTTGGCTACGTCGAAAAAGCCCAAGGCTGGCAGAAATTTATCGCCACCCAGCTTGATGGGCCAATCATGGCAATTGACAACTACTACAAGTTTAACGGCGACAGTTTTTTGATGATTGTTACTACCAAGCGCGTTTATTACTACAACCCCGTTACAAACAATGTTGTTGATATTACCGGCGCAACACCGCTTAATGGCACAGTAGATAATCCTGTATTTACCGAAACCGCGCAGGACCTATTTATCATTACCAATGGAATTGACCCTATCAAATACTGGGACGGTGTATCAGCGACAATCGCTGATTTGCCGGGACTGACCGACTGCGTCGGTGGGGTTACCAGTGTACGGGCTAAGTCTTTAGTTTTCTTTCAAAATTTCCTTGTCTTGTTTAACACAATTGAAAACGGCAACAACTGCCCACAGCGATTGCGCTGGTCCCAACTTGGAGATATTCAAAAATGGAAAAATAACGCTGACGGCAGCGGGCAGGCCGGTTTTGGTGACTTGACGGACGGCATTGACTTGGGGCAAAGATTAGTACCGCTTGGTAATTACCTTGTTGCGTATAAAGAGCGGAGTATTCAAGTTCTCTCATATGTAGGCGGCGACCTGATTTGGGATAAGCGTCCGGCGATATTCGGCACAGGGTTGCTTGCACCTAAGGCTATTATGGACTTAGGTGACGAGCACATTTTTATTGGCCCGGACAATATTTACAGCTTTGACCTAATTGAGCCTAAAATCGCTGGCGACGACATTGCTAAAGAGTTTTTCCGTATACTTGACCCAGCGAAAGCGCACATGACCACGGCATTTTTTGTTGAAGAAGTTCCGGAGTGTTGGTTTGCGTTTGTCAGCGTCAACAGCCCTAACGGATACCATGACAAAGCAATTGTCTATAACACAGACACCAAAGCATGGTCAATCCGCGACATGCCTATGACGGCGTTTGGTTACTACAACCTCAAAGACGACCCTATCTGGGATACGGATGAAGGCACTTGGGACAGCGACGACAGCGCATGGGACAGCAGTACAAATCTTGCAAACGCGCCGATAAACTTAGGAGGCGATGCACAAGGGTATGTCTATGTTTTTGGCGGCAACTCCAAGGATGGCGCGGACTTATCATTCAACATCACCAGCAAGCTATTCGACCTTGACGAGCCGTTCAGGTTGAAGCGGCTGAAACGCATTCAGCTTATGGTCAGCCGTGAGGGACCTTACAATCTTCTTGTCAAAGTCGGGACGGCTGACAACGTGGATGAGCCTATCAAATGGTATGGGCCGTACAATATGAACCTGGATGTAACAAAACCGCCCTGGGTAGACGTGGACATTACGGGGCGGTATTTTTGCGTTGAGTTTTCGACACTCAAAAAAGACGAGCCTGTGCGGATTACAGGCTATGTTCTCTACTATGACATAAGAGGAGTGGTGTAGATGGACATTAAGCCATTGCCGCAGACGCCAATATTATCTCAGGGTGTTGACAAAACAACTCGCAATGCGTTTAGCGATGTTCATACTAGGTTAAACCAACTTATACAACTAATGGTTCCTTTAACAGATGTAATTACAGCCGCGGCTTGGCAACCCAACAAAACTTATGCCGTCGGCGATATTTGCTACAGTCCCAATGCGCCCAGCTACACCCGCATGGAGTGTGTTGTGGCAGGCAGAAGCGGCACGACTGAGCCTACCTGGCCAACGGTAGGGAATATGGTGGTTGATGGGACGGTGACGTGGATTGTGGATGATGTAAGAGACGGTACACCTGTCGGCAGGATTGTTGCTGAGATTTCTCCCATTTGTCGTCCTGGCTACCTCAAAGCAAACGGTGCTTTGGTTTCACGCGCCGCATATCCGCGTCTATGGGCGTATGTTCAAGCTCGTGGGTTAGTAGTACCAGATACAGTATGGCCAGCAAACTATTGGGGTTGTTTTTCTACTGGTGATGGTTCTACGACATTTCGTCTTCCAGATTTACGCGGTGAATTCATCCGTGGCGGGGATGATGGACGCGGTGTAGATGGCGGGCGTGCTTTTGGTAGTTGGCAGGCTGATGGGATTAAAAGTCACAATCATCCATATCAAAGTCAGCCATATTTATTTGTTGAGTCATTTGATGGTGGAGATGTAATAGCAGAAAGAACTTCTACTGCAAAGTGGGTAACGCATTATACTTCTAATTTTGGAGGCCCCGAAACTCGCCCCCGCAACATAGCGCTTTTATACTGCATAAAATACTAGGTGATATTATGGACGAAATGATTTCCGATTTCCTCCGCCGCTCCCGTTCCCGTTACACTCCAGAGCATATAAAACAATCGTTAAGAGATAACCTGTCCATCGTAACCGAGGACGGGTTTATTTGTTTCAACATCGTGCAGGATGAGTGTTATATCCTGTTTTGCTACGTCCGGCCCGGCAAGGACGTTACGCCTTTTAAACTGGCCGTCGAGGCTTATGCTAAAGCGCACGGCTGCCGGTGGATAAAATTCCTTACTCACCGGGAAAAGGCTTTCGCTCGTAAGTTCAAAGACTACCACCCCACGGCAAGACTGTTTGAAAAGGAGTTGAGATAATGAGCGGTCTATTCGGCAGTAAAAAATCGTCGAACACGACAACTGTGCCATACAGCGGCAAATATGCCGATCAGGTTGATTATGTTTATCAGAAAGTAAAAAACAACCTTGATACACCGGCAACAGCATATCCTGGGCAACTTAGCGCTGGACTATCAGGTACGCAAAGTAGCGCATTGAGTGGGTACAGTGGGCTAATCAATAATCAGGTTTTGTCTGACACGATTGCCGGCAAGTATCTTAGTCCGGATTCTAATCCCTATCTTAGCCAGTATTACGATCAGGCGAAAAATAAAGTAATGGAGAGCCTGGGGGAAATGAACGACAACGTTAATTCGCAGTTCAACGTCCGGGGCCTTTATTATGGTTCTGCCAGGCAGGAAGCGTTGCAGAAGCAGGCTAACAAGGCTGCCGAAACGTTGGCGAACATGGCAACCAACATTTACGGCAATGCGTACAACCAAGAGCGCGAACGGCAGCTACAGGGTATTAATCAGCAAAGCAATCTGCTCGGCAATTACTTCAATATGGGCACGACCGAGCAGAACATTTCCCAAGACGCCCTTGACCGTGCGTATAAGGAGTGGCTCAGGCAACAAGGTGTTGATGAGAACGATTTATCTACTGCTTTACAATATTTGTCGCTTGTTAAGAACCCAAGCCAGACTACTACTGAAAGGGAATCAAAAGGTATTGGTAGCCTATTATTCGGTAAATAAGGAGGTGATAAAATGGGCCTTTTGGATTTTGTTGGCAATATCACGTCCGGTATCGGTAAATGGCAGTATGACATGGGAATTGATACGCCGCTGTCGCGCGGGTATTTGATGAGGGAAATGAAAAAGAAAAATTCTCTTGTCGAACCGCTTATTGCCGCTGCCAAGCGTGACATGTTCGGAAGTATTTCTGCTAATCCTGACTACGATATAAGAAATTCTATACCAAAACCCGAAGGTATAAAAGAAAGAACAGAATCTGCGGTTATTAAATCAGCGATGCCGGACATTAACTTTGCGCCGCAGTATTCTGACAAGAATAAATTCACGTTCAACGCGGCCGATTACTTGCCTGCTCCGCAAAATGGCCTTGCCAGCGCCTTAAACAACGTTAGCCCGATTACCTACAATGCGCCGCTTAGTACGCCGGAACTGATGCGAAAGCACGCCGTGGCGTTCTCGCTGGCCGGTGTGAAACCGGAAGCCCTGCAGATGGGCATGATGACGCCCGAAGAAAACTACCGTGCTGCGCTTGTTAAGCACAATCTCGCTCTTAGCGCAGCTGAGGATGCAGAGCTTAGGCGTAAATATGGCAACGACCTTGTTGATAAATTGTATAAAGCTGGGCTGCTCACTAATAAAGCTGTTGAAACCGGAACCAAATACGGTACTGAAAACAATAACCTTGTTGACATTACAAATGAGATTATTGGGAGTTTTGGCGTCCAGAAACCGTTTACCATGGACAAAACGCCTGGGCTTGAAACGCAAAAAACACAGGCGTATGTGAACAGACAGAACGCAGCAGCTAATGCCAGTGACTCTGTTGCTTGGCGAAACTACAATAAGCCATTTTTTAGTCCCAATACTGGCGCCGGACAGTACGACAGAACACAAATTAGCCTCGCATTAAAGGATATTAATGCCCACCAACAAGCAGTCAGGGCGGCCATGAGAAACGCCTTGCCTGGCGAAGATATTGACGAAACGAAACTTCCGACGTATCCTGCGTACGTGCAGGCGCAAAATTATTTGAACGGGGTTAAGCAGTATGGTCCGGCAAATAGTCAACCAACGCAAACTAATCCTTATGATGGTATGAGTCCTGTTATGCGCGATTTTGCCGTTGCCTTGAATAATCATATTCAAACGTATGGGGCAGAAGCAGCTCGGCAGTGGATTAACCAAAATCGTGATGCATTGTTAGCCAAGGGGATTGACCCTGATGTTGCCTTGACGTGGATACCCTAATAAAAAGGGGTGATAATGTGTTTACTCTTGATGATTTTGCAAGTAAATATTCTGATGAAAACAAGTTGGACAGCCTTGATAGTTTTGCCGCCAAACATTTAGGACCTAAACAGCCCCAACCGTCGCCGACCATCCCTGCTCCTGAAATCCCGATTGACGTACCGCAGGAAGAACCTGCGCCTGGTTTTTTGACTAACCTGGCGAAAGATATTTCGCGCATAGGTGCAAGGTATTTAGAAGGCGCAAGGCAGGCGTGGGATGAGGTGCAACGGGCGAATCAGCGGTATGATGCCGTTGCCAGCGACCCCAATGCTGATCTTACAGACATTGAAGCAGCAAGGTACCAGGCCAATGCCGCGCAGGGCCAGTTTGTCAAAGACGTAGCGCAAACGCCGCTCATGATTGGTGCACTAGCTGGCGCGCCTGGTGCTGCGGTAGCTGTTGCGCCATTTATTGCAGCTGATATAGCCAATGCGGCGCAAGAAAGGTTTCAACAAGAAGGTGCTTTAGGTGCAGCTAAGCAGGTGGCCGGTGACGTAACTGGGATAGGACCAGCAATCGAAGAGTTACCGAAGGTGTTTAACCTTGATTACTGGAAACAAGCGTATGAAGAGCCGGTAACTACAATTGGAAGCACGGCTATGGCGCTGGCTCCGGCTGCGCTCATCGGAAAAGGCGTATATAAAGGTGTAAGTGGTGTTGTAGAAGACAAGGTTAAAAGCGCGCTCGATGAATTTGACTTTACCAAGTCAGATGAGCTACCAACCAATCCGAACGTAGAGGCGCTGGTTAAGGCTATAGCTGAACAAGAAAGCGGCGGTGATTATGGCGCCGTTAATCCTGACAGCGGCGCGCGGGGTAAGTTCCAAATCATGCCGGAAAACTGGCCGGAGTGGGCGGAAGAATTCGGGCTCGGCCGGGATGCGCCAATGACGCCGGAGAACCAGGAATATGTAGCTACGCGAAAAATCCGGCAACTGTTCGACAAATACGGTAACGCCGAGGATGTTGCGCGGGCATGGTACGCAGGTGAGGGATATGTTGATGCCTTGCGTCGCGGCGAACCGCCCTATTCGCCTGATGTAAGGTTTAACGCTGATGGCATAGCGGACCCGAACGGACAATACCCATCGGTCAATGAGTATGCGCAGCAAGTGGTCAGTCGTATGGGAAAACCAGGTTTTGCTCCGGATGCTGTAACCGACTATGACCTTGCTGAAACATGGGTCCGCCCGGCGACAAGGGAAGAGCTTCAGGCTTCTTTACTCGATGCATTGCGCCAAATTGGAGAGCAAAAATGGGATGAGGCGGAGCAGGCGGCTGCAGAGAGCGCGTTCTGGCGTGATATTCCCTACCATGAAAAAGGCAAATTGGCTGGAGAAGGTCTTGTTTTAGGCGAAGAAAAACCGCAGGCCAGGATTATTTTGCCTGGCGAAGCAGAAGTAAACCCGGAAGCTATCAAGGTGATTGAAGCGCTCAAAAAACAGGCTGAAATTGATGCGGAGATAGCAAGAACCAAAGGAGATCCTCGTCAATTTTTAGCTGATGCAATCAAGGCAGGCGATTATTACCGCGCCGCTCGGTGGGCTGAGATTGTCGGCAGTAAAGACCTTGCTGAAAAATATCGCAAGCTGTGGTGGAAAGAGCAGGGCTTTAAAGATGAACCGGCTATTGATTTAAGCAGGGTAGAACCTACTTTACATGATATACGCCCGGATATTAAACAGTTTATTGAAGACACCACTCAGAGGATTGCAGCGGATAGGAAAAACGCCCGCCAGGAGTTGCTGAATGCTTTGGAAGCGGTAAAGCAAAAGGCGTGGGACAATGCTGAAGCTGAAGCCGTTACCTCTCGGATGAACCCCGAAGCAATCGTTTTAACTGAGTATTTTAATACCTATAAAATATCTCCAGAGGCGTTAGAAAAAGCGCTACGGCGGCGCCAGGAAAAGCTGATTGATGATTATATGTCTGTCCTGCGCAGTCAAATGAAGCAGGGCGTTGAGAACCGGTCCATGACGCCTGTTTTAGACAAAGCGGGCAATCCAACAGGTGAGTATACTTTTTCGCCCGGATACAGTCGCAATTACCAATGGTATCGCGACATGCTCGAAGCTAACGGCGGCAAAATGCCTAAAAAAGCTGACCTGGAGTATTGGCTGCGCGAAACAGCTGTTGACCATCTGCGCAATGGCTACCGTGACCCGATGTATGGCGAATTGCCGCCTTCAAGCGAATTTGTGAAGATCGAGCAAGCTTTGTCTGGCCTACAAAAGTATCGAAAACAGCTTCCGTTTGAACTGCGCACCTGGGAGAAAAACAAGGCGATTGATGAGAATGCTTTAGAAAGCGGCGCCGAAGTTGCGGGACTGGTTAATCAGGCTCCGCCCCCACCTGGGATTGAGTATTTACGCAAACGGAGCAATATGGCGCAAAGCGGCCTGAGTGTGCCGGTAAACAGTCCGCGGCCTGAAACTTCTTCCGGTGTTACTGTGCCTGAAACTATTTCCCGCAAGCAGATTATGGACAAAATTAACGAGTTATTTACCGCTGTCCGCACTGGCCGTTTGGGTGTTGATGGCGTACTTGGCTGGTTTGACCGCAATTCTGAGGTTATCCGCACAAAGGGCTATGCCGACTTCCGGGCAATCATGCATGAGATAGGGCATTACCTCGATAAAGGACTTGGCCTGCGTAACGACGCACGTTTTGACAATGAGTTAATCAGCGCCGTTCATCGCCGGTTTGGTGATGCCTATGACAATTTACCAGTTGAACGACTCCGTGGAGAAGGCATAGCCGAATTTATCCATGACTACACGACAAACAAAGCTAGGGCACAGGCTGAGTTTCCGCAGTATTATGCGGCGTTTGAGAAGCGGTTGAAGAAAGAGCCGGAAATACGCGGCAGGCTTAAAATAGTCAGCGACATGCTCAAAACGTGGTACAACCAAGCTGCTAAAGACCGCGTAAAAGGTTCCATATCGTTTGGCGACCGCCGGACCGCTTTTGAGAAAACGAAGGATGCCGTCAAAAACCCGAAGCAAACTGCTGAGGCTATTGCCGAAAGCGGCAGAGAAATCATTGACAAGGTGTATGACAAGTTTGTCGATGAACTCGCGCCGCTTGACCGCATGATGAAAGAGATTGAGAAGCTAACCGGCGAAAAATTGCCATTAGCGCAAGATGTCTTTAAACAGGCATGGCTTGCCAGGGGCTGGGCTGGAAAGGCGCAAACGCTCATTGAACACGGCATCCCAGAAAAAGGAATACCGTCGCTCAAATCAATCGTGAAGTCAGTTGAAAAGAACATTGACGATTTCAGCGCCTACCTTGTAGCGCTCCGCGAGATTGACATGTACCGGATGGAGGAGCAAGGACTTGGTAAGTTTGAACATGCGATTTCTAAAGCTGACGCTGCTCTCACGGTAGCTGAAGGACGTCAAAGGCCAGAATTTGTTAAGGCCCAGCAGGAGCTTGTTAAATTCCAAAACCACCTGCTGGATATTTTGGTTGATGCCGGCATAAAAGATCGTGCTTCAGTAGAAATAATGAAAACTAAGTGGCCGAACTATGTGCCGTTCTTTCGGGAGTTTGATGAAGCGGCAATTGAGAAGTTTTTGAGCGGCAAAGGTTTCGGCAACGTATCTGACCCGATTAAAAAGCTCAAAGGAAGCACGCGGGACATCATCAACCCGCTGGAAAGCATCGTAAAGAACACGTACCTATTCATCAACCTGGCAGAACGTAACCGCGTGGCCAGGTTGTTTGTTGATTTGGCACAGAAGCCAGGATTGGGTAAGCTTATCGAAGAAGTATCTGGTCCGGCATCGTCAAAAGACAGTACATTTGCTGTATGGGACAAAGGCAAAAAACGAGTGTTTCAAACAACGCCGGAACTGTACCGGGCGATTATGCTGCTTGACCGTGAAGCGGCTGGAGTTATTGAAAAAATCCTCTCGATTCCTGCTGGTTGGCTGCGTGCCGGCGCGGTGTTGTCACCGGAGTTCATAGTCCGCAATCCCGTGAGAGATGCGCACTCAGCGTTCATTTATTCCAAGTACGGCTTTATTCCGGTGATAGACACCTTCCGGGGCTTGGCCCATGTCCTCAAAAAAGATGACCTGTACTGGGAATACATGAATAGCGGCGCAGCTCACTCGACAATGGTAAGCCTTGACCGTGACTATCTTGCCAAGAACTTGCGCGAAATTATGTCTAAGCCAGGATACCAAAAATTTATTGCGCCGCTTAATCCCAAAACTTACATTGATATTCTCCGGGCGTTTTCGGAAACTCTGGAAATGGGCACTCGTGTCGCTGAATACGAGAACGCCAGGCGCGGTTACAACGGCGTGATAAACAGATTGTTCAGTAACAAACGCACGCAGCGCAGTATGGAGGAAGCAGCTTTAGCGGCGCGTGACATTACTCTTGACTTTAGCCGGGCTGGTACGGTGGGCAAAAAGATTAACAAGGTTGTTGCTTTTTGGAATGCGACAATCCAGGGCATGGACAAAATGATACGTGCCTTCAAAGAAGACCCAGTTACTACGTCAGCGAAGGTGTTCATGTCGGTTACGCTGCCGTCGATCGTGCTATGGTACTTAAACAAAGACGATCCACGCTACCAAGAACTGCCCCAATGGCAGAAAGATTTGTTTTGGATTATCCCGGCCAAAGATACTCTTATTCGCATTCCCAAGCCTTTTGAAGTCGGAATTCTTTTTGGCACATCGGTGGAGCGGATGCTTGACTGGATGTATAAAAAAGACCCGAACGCATTTAAGGGGTACGGGAAAACAGTCTGGGATGCTATGGTGCCTGGCTGGATGCCGACAGCTTTGCTGCCAATTGTCGAGTGGACGTCGAATTATTCATATTTCATGGAGCGCAACATTGTGCCGCCGAGCCAAGAAAAACTGCCGCCAAAGCTGCAGTATGGACCAAATACCTCAGCTATTGGCAAATGGATAGGCGAACATGCTATAACTCCATGGACACCGCAGGGAGTATCGCCGGCAAAAGTAGATAATACCATTCGTGGCTATACCGGCGGCCTTGGTGGACTGGCTATGACGCTAGGTGATTTGGTGGCCGGCGAATTTGATAAGCGTCCGTCATTGAAGTGGACGGAGTACCCTGGTATTCGTGCTTTTACGGCTACGCCATACAGGAGCAGCAAGTCAGTGCAGGATTTCTACGACCGCTGGAACGAAGTGCAGCAAATGTACAACGAGTACAAGCAGACAGGCGTAAAACCTGCCGGACTTGACGGAGCAGAGTACCGGCGGCTGCAAGGTGTTAATGAGATTATGCAAAAAATCAACAAGCGAGAGAAGGAAATCCTTTCTGATAAGAACATGAGCAGCGAGGAAAAGAGGAGCCGTCTGGATCAGCTCAATGTTATGAAAACCAATTACGCCAGGATTGCCCTGGGCAGACAAAAAATAGCGCAGTAAAAAAAGCAGGGATTAGCTCCCTGCTTTTGCTTTGCGCTTTTTGTACTCCTGCCAGATTGCTCCGGCAATACTCGCTACAATAAAGATGGGAAAGCCGTATATTACAACAGCCAGCCAGATTTCAAAGAAGGCCCCGGCGGCAGAAAGGAGGATGATAAGTAAGGGCAAAGTCAACCAGAGGATAGCGGAACCAATAGCGGCGCCTGCGAGAGTACCCAAAAATTTTAATAATTTCTTCATTGTTAAACCTCTATTTCGTGGTTAGCATTCGTTGTTATACTGGACGCTTCCTCTATCAAAAACGGTCAAATCAGACGTAAAGGGGTGTGAAAATGGGCGAAAAAGAGCTCAATATAGAATTAATCGAGCGAATGACACGCCTAGAGAGTAAAGTAGACATGATACTCATGCAATGCCCGCAGTGTCAGGCGGCAGTGCGCAAACATGATGCGGATATCGCTGCCCTAACGCAAAACATAGACTCGACCCACCAGCGAATTGACACAATATATCGCACTGCCAGCATCATTAGCGCGGCTATTGCGCTGTTTATGCAGGCGGCCGTGTTTGTTTGGCAGGGGGTGCGGCATTGATTATGAACCGAATGCAAAAATACATTATCGAGGCATTGATAGGAGCGTTCCTGCTCCTATTTTTGTTTTGGGCTGTAGGTTACTGGTGGAATGCCCTCGGTAATGCAAAATTTGAACTGAAAAGTTGCTGGGATGGTGTGGCGGCTTTAGGGGCCGCCGGGACTCTTGCAGCCATAAAATATATTGTAGATAGCGTGGCTAATAGCGAACAGGGAAAAAATCCGTATGAAAAGGGGGATAACTGATGACACCCGATGAATTTATTGCCTGGTTAGGGCCCGTAGCTCAACGTGTTTGCCGCAAGTACGGCCTGCCTGCCAGCGTCTGCATCGCCCAGGGAGCACTGGAAAGCGGCTGGGGGCGATATGTGATTGGCGAGTATAACCTTTTTGGCCGCAAAGCCGTTGCTGGTGACAAGTCAATAACCGTCACCACACAGGAGTATATTAACGGCGAATGGGTAACTATCAATGACGAATTCAAGGACTATGACAGCTTGGACGAGGCCGTGGAGGACTGGTGCGTGCTAATGACTGAGGAGCCGGCATACGCTGACGCGCTGGCGGTGTGGCAAGAGACACATGATGTTGAGCAGTTTGTGCGGACAATGGGTCCGGTATACGCTACAGACCCTGAATATGCCGACAAGGTGCTGGCGACAATTCGCGCCAATGATTTAACGCAATACGATGAGGTGATGGCTTAATGCCTAGTTGGGAAATTTACAGCGTCAAAGTTACTGCTGATGAAGGCATTAGCTACGAAGAAGCTATGCACTACGTTCACGAAGAACAACTACTATGGAAAGAGCGCGGCAAGGTCCTGGGCCGCATGGAAATCCGCATCATCAACGACGGCCTGGATGTCGAGATCAAAACCTACGAACGGTCGCCGATCCGGCGGGTAAGACGCATCACCGGTTACCTTAGCACGGTCGACCGGTTTAACGATGCAAAGCGCGCGGAGCTGGCGGACCGAGTGGCGCATGAGTACCGAGAGGCGTTGACTGACAATATAAGGGGGTAATGGCGTGATTAACATTGAAGCTAACCGTCGTTGGGTATATTGGACGTGTGTAGCGCTGGCGGTGGTAATTGCGGTTGTCGCCTGGGCATATCTGCACAAGCCGCCGCCAGTCACCGTTATGGCGCAAGAAGAGGTGCGGGACCCGGTGCAGGTGGCGCAAAAAATAGACGTGCCGCAGTCTGTCGCCCGGGAGATTGTCCGCGAGGTGCAGGTTGTCACGCAGACACCGCCGGCCGCGACGTATACGGTGCAGGCAACGGATACGAAAAAAGCTGCCCAGATGGTTGAGCAGCAGATAAAACTTGACAAAGCACCGGTCTCGTTGCCGCCGGCGGATAAAACGATTGTGACGCCGCGCGAGCAAAAGGTGGACGTGTACCGTATTACGCTTGACAAACCGCGCGCGGTCGGGGTGTACGCCAGCACAGAGAGTGTCGGCATTATGGCGCAGTACAAAAACATAATAGTATTCGGCGGACCCAAATACCAGGGTGGATATGAGATAGGGGCCGCCTACATGATTAGGTGGTAATTGCCGCTCCGAAAGGGGCGGCTTTTTTCTATTATTGTAACCAAATCATATGCAACACATCTTGATAGGCGTGCCAATGGTTTTCCACCATTTCCATGAGGTTGTCGCGCATAGTGCCTGTCGCCTGTTCCATGGCGTCAAGAGCAGTATGCAACAATTCCAACTGCTCAATGGCTTCCTGATGAAGAAGCTGCATATGATCGACATCCATGGCCAGCGGCTTGCGCTCACGCCATTTTCGCATGGGCAT